ATTAGACAAGACACACTAATAAAAACTATACTAGGAGTACCACAATTAATTGATAGCAATAAGATTGCTAAGGCGGATAGAGATGACCAAAGAAAAGACTAAGAAAAAAAGAGGTAGGCCTAGTAAAGCAGAATTAAAAATCGCCGCTGAAAATATAGAAAAAAGAGGGATTGCAATAGCAGTAGTTGTTATTGGTGTCTTTTTATTCTTAGGTATTATAGCAACAAATCTCTCTGCCGATACTATCACTTTTAAATTCAAATCACCTTCTTTCTCTGGCATCAATACAAGCTCTCATTATCTTACTATAGAAAACCAAGAGCACATGCGTAAGATGACTATCAAAGAAGAAATAAAAGCTCTGCAAGACGAATTAGAAAGAGATGCAGAAAACACCACATTAGCAAGGTTTATTAGGAACTTAGAAAGCCGTATCTACGCACAAATATCAAGGCAAATAGTTGAAAATATGTTTGGGGAGACACAATCAACTGAAGGCAAGTTTGAACTTGAAGGTAATATAATATCTTACAAGATTGAGGACGGCATGATCATATTAACAATATTTAACACAAATGATGGCACAACGACCACTATTGAACTCCCTCTTGGTGATTTCTCTTTCTAGTTGTTCCATACTAGAAGTTGTAAAAGATACTAAGCCAGATAGATTTAAAAGCAAGGGATTACATGAATATAGTATTTATGAACTTCAGTCATACGAGTTAGCAAATGTACAAGCACCCCTGGTAAAGCCTGTAGTTGCGGTTTATCCAACAGCTTTTACAGACCAAACGGGACAAAGAAAAAGTAACAGCGAGTTTGCTTTATTTTCATCAGCCATAACTCAAGCACCATATACCATTCTAATTCGTGCTTTAAAACATGCATCTAACGGTAATTTCTTTCGTGTAGTAGAAAGAGTTGGTCTTGATAACCTAACAAAAGAAAGACAACTAATAAGATCTACTAGAGAACAATTAGGCGAAAACCAGGCTCTTGGGCCTTTGCTATTTGCAGGTGTGTTGCTAGAAGGTGCCGTTGTAAGCTATGATAGTAACTTAGTTACTGGTGGTTTGGGTGCTAGATACTTAGGAATAGGATCAAGCATGCAATATCGGGAGGACAGCGTAAGCGTCAGTCTTAGAATGGTATCAGTAGCTACCGGCGAGATACTAATAGAGGTTATGTCGCAAAAAACTATCTATAGTTATGGCCAATCGCAAGATGTTTTCAAATTTATAGAAATGGGAACAGAGTTGGTTGAAATAGAAACGGGAGCCACCCGCAACGAAAGCACAACCCTAGCTTTGATGAAAGCGATTGAGGGAGCAGTGCTAGAAATAATAAATATAGGAAATACACGAGGGTATTGGAAATATGAAGAGATTAATTAATATTGTTTTATTTATGTCGTTATCGCTAGTCGCAGATAATGAAATCAGCGTAACGCAATCAGGTAACTCAGCAGCTATAGATTTAGAACAGCAAGGCGGGTCTAACCTTATTGGTGGTACATCAGCAGAAACAGGTAGCATGACGGCTCTAGACTTAGATGGAGTGTCAATGATACTTGACATCAATCAAATAGGTGCATCAAACGTTTTTAGATCAGACGCTATAGATGGTGATAACTTTACAGGATTTTTTGAATTTACAGGCGACAGTAATGTTTTTGACATTCTTATGGATAGTACAGGTCTTATAGACTCTGATTATATTAATATGAATATAAACGTTACTGGATCAAGTAATACCTTTGATCTAGCAGTCGCAGAGGATGATGATGCGTCTTATTTAGATCTAGATTGGATTATTACCGGCGGCAGTAATGCTTTTGATTTTGATATAGATTACGCAAATGCGATAAACTATGTAGATGTTAATGGCAGTAGCAACACAATTAATTTTAGCGGTAGTGGTTATGCTGGTACTACTTCCTCTGATAGTGGATATTTTTATTTAGATTTAGATGGTAGTTCTAATACACTTGATATTACACAATCTTCTACGCTTGCTAGAGATTATCTCAAGCTTATTACTAATACTTCTAATAGTAATATTTGTATCACTCAAAACGACCAAGGTACAAGCACAGGCTGTTGAAATAGGAGATATATCTGAGCTCTCAGGCTCTGCTAGCGTTGTCAGAGATCAACCTTATGACGCTACAGTAAATTTTGGTATACAGACAAATGATGAGGCAATAACTAATAATGGCCGTATGGCTATTAAATTTCTAGATGATAGCCAGGTAAAACTTACAGAACACTCACAACTTTTAATAAACGAATACGTTTTTGATCCTGACCCAGATAAATCAAAAATGGCTCTTACCTTTGCGTTAGGAACAACAAGATTTATAACCGGTAATCTAAACCGTATTAATAAACAAAACATATCCTTACAAACTCCAACTGCCAATATAGCTATACGTGGTACTGACTTTACTGCAACGGTAAATGAATTAGGTGAATCATTAATAATACTGTTACCTGATGCATACGGTATTTCTAGTGGTGAAATAGAAGTCATAACAGCAACAGGTAGTGTAATACTCAATCAACCTTTTCAAGCAACAACTGTAGACGTATTTGAAAGTGCTCCAACCAAACCTGTTATTTTAGATCTCACGTTAGATTTAATTGATAACATGCTTATAGTCTCACCACCTGATGAGGTAGTAATAGAATCTGAAGATGTAATACTAAAATCTGATAGTATTTATGATTTTAACGATTTAGATATTGACTATCTAGATGAAGATTTTTTAGATAATGAAGCTGAACTAGAATTTACAGAGTTAGATATAAATTATCTTGATGTGAATTTTTTAGAGGATTTGCTTGATGTTTTAGATGCGTTAGAGGTAGTAGAAGAAGAAGATCAATTATCACAAGATATTGGCTCTATTAGCATAACCGGGACTAAATTTGGACAAGACCCTGATACTCAAATAATCTCTTTTATAGATGGTGAAAAACTTACCCTTATTAGAAGTGTTAATAATACCGCTAGAGTTGATCTAGATACTAATGGGAGCTATACCGTTATTTTTATACAGGATGGTGTTTCTAAAACTATTAAAATAAACGGAGGTAGTAGTAGCGTTATTACTATTAGACAAAGCCAGTGAAACATAAATTATTTATATGCTTATTTACTCTACTATCATTACCACTTATATTCCAAAGCCAACCTACAGAAATACTAAAACTTAAATTTTTTGATGCTTTTGTGGCACAAAAAGAACCTTCTAACTTTTTTACTATTTTAAATTTAGATGAGCAGTTTATAGCAGACGAAGGAGGCTGGCCGTTGCCAAGACAGAGGTTGGCTGAAATACATGTGGATATACTTAATGCTGGAGCTCTTGGTATAGGGTGGGTAATATCATTTCCACAACCTGATCGTATGGGTGGCGACGAAGTGTTTGCTGAGGTCTTAGGCTATGGCGGTTCTGTTCTAGCTATGTTTGAAAACCCTAATGGTATATATCCAAAAACCTCTGGCACAGTTTTACTCGGTCCAGATGTCGGTGGTATGATGAGTCAGGGAGTAGTGCAGAATATTGATGTACTTAAACTGTCTGCGGATCAAGGTATTGCTACTGCTCCCGTAGACGTTGATCAGTTAGTTCGCAGAATACCACTACTCCTTAGAACTCCAGATGGCTTCGTATCTGCTTTCGGTACTGAAGTGATGAAAATGCTTGCTGGCAACAATACTTACATTATAAAAACTAATGATAATGGTATAGAAGAAATAACGGTACAAGGTTTAGCTCCAGTCAAAACAGATAGTCTAGGTCGTAAATGGATAAGCTGGGTTGATACGCCAGAGACAACATTACAAGAACTAGATGTAGCTAACAAGTTTGTTTTTATCGGGGTAACCGCTAATGGCGTATATCCGCAAATTTCTACGCCTGTTGGTTTGTTAGAACCACACAAGATTCAAGCGGCATTATCTGAGTCAATTTTAATACCTGACAGTCCATATATACCAGATTTTGCGTTTGCGTTAGAAATTTTAATTTTTGCAATTTTTGTCTCGCTGACGTGGCTCTCAATCAATTATCTTGGTGTGGTCAAGGGGATTAGTCTCGCTGGAGTTTTACTGCTCACCAACGGCTTCTCAAGCGTTTTTTTGATTAAAAAGGGCATTTTAGTAGATTTTACCTGGACTTTTGTCTCGCAAGTGCTCACAAGCGCAACAGCTTTTTATATTAACTTTCGTAAACAATATAAATTACGGCAACAAATCAAAAAACAGTTTGAGCATTATTTAGATCCAAGACAAGTTAAACGATTACAACAAAATCCTGAAGAACTAAAACTTGGCGGTCAGAAAAGATATTGCACTTTTCTATTTACTGATGTGCGTGGTTTTACTGCTTTGTCTGAGAAGTTAGAGCCAGAGGAAGTTACTCATATTATGAACAAAGCTTTAACAATACAATCAAATGCCGTCAAAAAATATGGTGGTATGGTAGATAAGTATATAGGTGACGCTATGATGGCTATATTTAATGCACCAATAGATTTGGATAAACATGAGGATATGGCTATTGAAGCAGCATTACAAATTATCAAAGATATGAGAGAAGCTAATATAGGTGTAAATATTGGTATTGGTATTAATAGCGGAGAAGCTTGTATAGGTAATATGGGTAGTGATACTAGATTTGATTATAGTGCTATTGGTGATGCAGTTAATACAGCAGCTAGACTTGAAAGTGCAACAAAAGACATTGGTGTAGATTTAATTATAGGCCACAATACTAAAAAATCTTGTAGTTTTGAGTTAGAATTACTAAAACCAATAAAAGTTAAAGGTAAAAAACATTCTTTAGCAATATATACTATTAGATAATATGGTTAACAAAAGACTTACAGTTCAAGATGTCGCTAAAGATTTAGCTGTATCAAAAAAAGAAAACGCAGAACGTTGGAAAACTGCTTTCAACGAGTTTGCTGATATAAAACAAGAGATCTCATCTATCAATACAACAATAAGAATGGCAACCTTTGGTGTATTTAGTTTTATTGGTGCTTTAGTTATAGCAGTATTTACTACGGTGGTATTATGAAAGGACTTCTTAAAAATATAGTCGGTGCTGTAGCACCCACGCTTGGATCTGCTATGGGAGGACCTTTAGGCGGTATGGCTATGGGTAAAATAGCAGAAGTGTTGGGTGTATCTAATGACCAAAAATCAATCCAACAAGCTTTACAAAACGCTACCCCAGAGCAAATGCTTGAGTTAAAAAAAGCAGAGCAAGAGTTTGAAGTGCAAATGAAAGAGCTTGATGTAGATGTTTTTAAACTTGAAACACAAGACAAACAACATGCACGCAGTATGTTTAGTAAAGACTGGACTGCTAGAATTATTGGATTGTTTACTATAGGTGGATTCCTAGGCTACATTTTTTTAGTTACGCTTCAGCCACCAGAACAAAACAGCGAAGCTCTTATTAATTTAGTATTAGGTTACTTAGGAGGATTAGCAAGTGCCATTATTTCGTTCTATTTTGGAGCATCTCACTCAAACGACAAGGGAGAATAACATGCAAATTTCTGAAGAAGGCAAACAATTAATTAAAAAGTTTGAAGGATGCGAGCTAGAAGCCTATAAATGTGCCGCAGGAAAATGGACAATTGGCTATGGTCGAACTAAACATGTAAAAGAAGGTGACGTTTGTACACAAGAACAGGCAGATCAATGGCTTTCTGAGGAGTTGCCTGTGTATGGCGCTTATGTCAGTGATG